TATTTTTATTTTGCTCTCCGTTTTTTGTTTTCTCTGTCATATTATATACGGGGAAATTTTCTTTATGAATAAATCGCTTCTTATTATAAATGAATATATAAGGTTTTTAGACAAAAAGAAAATTTTTACCAAGAGTTAGATGTTTGTGTAATAGTGTGAGAAGTATCAAATGTTGGAACAACTCCTAAACCTTTTTGTGCTAGTGAAACCATCGGTTTAGCAAGTGAAGTCATCGTATTATCTGCCTTGTGTAATAAATCTTGTTTTATAAATTCATAAACACCTTTACCACTTTCGTATGCTCCGTATGCCCCTGCTGCTAAACCTACAGCACCTACAACTAAACCTGCTCCAGCACCTATCCCAGTAGCATCTAAACCTGCTCCAGCAACTTCTAATCCCCCAGCAACAGCGTCAAGAGTTCCTGCTCCTATTTCACTTCCTGCCGTAGTTCCTAAATCAGCAACAGCATCACCTGCTGCCTCACCAGCACCTTCAGTAGCATCATCAACAGCACCTGTTCCTCTAGTCATTCCTTGATTAAATGACGCTTTTTGTCTTCCTACAAAATCACCTAAATTTTGTTTTAATCTACCTCCTTCCTCAACTAAACTTTGTCCAATATTTCTAACATTACTTACTTGTCTTGACGCAAAACCACCTACTCTTGCTGATACTTGTTCCCCCATATTAGATGCTTCTTCCGCTTCTCCAGTTGTTTCACTTCCTACTGTAGGTTTCCAACCTGCTCTTCCTCCAGTTGTTTTAAATATTTTAACAGATGTTCCTACACCTCCTCCTCCTGAATTAACTGACCCAGATAATGCGTCTGTATCTGCTCCTAAATTAACAACTTTTACCTCCGTTCCTATTGCGTCAGTATCTTCACCTCCCATTCCTCCTGTTTCTCGTGTAGATTTTAAAACGGTCGCTTTATTTAATCCTAATGATTGTCGTGCTTCTGCTATTTCTGGTGTTGTGCTTGGGTCTGCCTCAAAATCTGCTGGGTTTCTATCTCGTGCTGGTTGTGCTCTCATCCAAGGTTTAGTTTTAGGTTTTAAACCAATAGTCTTATCAAAATCACCCACAACACCAAAATTTTCATTCGCCACTCCTTCTGTTGCTGTATTAACTCTATTTAATTCTGCTTCGTCTGGGTCGTATTTAAATGCTTGTCGTGCGTCGTCAGGGTCGCCTTCTCTTGTATCATCACCTCTATAACTTCCTCCTCTTTCTCCAGAGAAAAGACCATCCACTCCTCCCTCGTCGTCCCTATAACCGCTCTGTTCTCTCATTTTACTTCTCAATTCGTCAATTGCTTGGTTCTGTTGTTCTTGTTGAGTTTGACCTTTTCCTAAAAAATCACTTCCTTCTCCTAATTCTTCTCCTTCTTGAGTTCCACCTGCTCTTTTTTGTCCTTGTCTAAATGTTTGTTTAAATCTAATATCCTTTGCCTTTCCTCGTAAATCCTCTGCTGTAGATTTTAAATTTTTCGCCCAACCATCTCGTTTATTATTGTTAAGTAAATTTAATTTAGATTTATCAAAATTCTCACCTAATTTATTTAATACTCTTCCTAAAAATTTAGGTTTCTCTGCTGTTCCTAATGTAGCGTGTTGTAATCCTTTAAGTGCTATAAGCGAACCTTCTATACTTCCACCTGCTTCTAACGGGTGTGTAATATCAAAATTATCCTTCTGTTGTGCTAAATTATTTAGATTGTCTATATGTTCATTTATTTGTCCATATTCTTCCATACGTGCGTTAAATGTATTTCCTTCAGCGGAGTATCCACTTCTTGCTTCACTTAATCTGGATTGATAACTCATTATATATAATATTAAAAGAAAATATAATAATTTATTGTTTAATTACCAAAGATAGTTTAAAGCAAACCAACCCGCTGAATATCTAGGTTTATCGTAAGTGTGTCTTGCTTTATACGCTTTTCTTCTTTTCTTATCTAGTGTATCTTTTTTCTTATATAATTTTAGTGGTGTTTTATCTTTATATTGACCGTAGCGTTTATCACCAAACTGAACTGTCTTTTTTGTATCCTTACCATTTACCTTTCGTCTAATAACAACTTTATATTTTTTAAAACCTGTGCCTCTACTCCATTTTAAAGAAACCATTTATATATTATAAGTTTTAAATCCTTACGGGAAAGATTTAAAAGTTAATGAACGACAAAGAAAACAAACTTTTTTTTCTAATATTTTAATGAGATATTAACAATTTAATAACGGTGGGTAAAATAAATTGCGTTCTCTATTATACAAACAGAAAATAAATTTAAAGTTAATAATAAATATTATAATCATTTAAAATTTCATCTTTATTTCCTTTAAAGTCATAATCTTTCTCAAATCTGTAATAGAGATTTTTACTATTATCCATCTTAATAGAAAATTTATTAATCTTGCTTTTAAATATTCCTAAATATTTCATTTCCCTTCTAGCAGTTTCTACAGTCCATTTTTTTTCATCAAATTCTATACCTTTTATTTTCATTTACTATATACATTCTTTATTTCTTTAGATATAAATCGCATTTTATTATAAATGAATATAAATATTAGTTTTCGTAAGGGTTTTCTAAAAACCCTACTGACCGATATTTACAGCACCGCCGTCAAACTGAATAACATTACGGTGTTTTACAAATAGATATAACGAATGAGGATTTGCGTTTCCGTTAGTCCAATTACTTGTAATACGTAATCCTAAAGTAGTTCCTTTAAAATTAACACCTTGATTACTAACATTATCGTATCCTATACCGAGCATAAAAGTGGGGTCATTATCATTATACGCTGTTGATGTTTCCCAAAATGAAGCAGAGTTAGGACGAGCATTACCGAAACCTAATTCAGTTCTTGGGCAGATTAAAAAATTAGAAGCAGACCATTCTTTATTAAAAGAGTTAAGATTAATTTTTTCTAATTGAGCGTTAGGATTGTAATTATCAGTAGTGATTTTTTCTTTAGCATCAATCTCAAAATCAAGGGGCATACGAACACCGCCTCTAGTCCAAATTACATTATTTATTTTTGATTTTAAATTTAAAACAGCACCTCCATCTTTATATAAAAGTGGTGTTATCATCTGTGAATTATAACGATAATTATTAATCCAAGCAGATGGAATTAAATTACCTACTGCTCCTAATACTTTAGATTTATTAAGATTAAAAATTGATGAATGGTCGTTTGAGGTCATTGTAGTGTAGAAAGATGAGTAAGAAATGTAATCCCAAGCACCGCTTCTATTACCCATCATCGCTGATTGCTGAACTGGTGGCGGCACTACAGCGTCAAATGTTAGTGATAAATCGCTGAATTCATAATAAGCACCTTCAGCGTCAGCATTAGTTTGGTCGTTGTAATAATCATCAAATAAAACAAATTTATCAGGTGCTAACTGTAAAGTAATGTGAAGACCTTGGGTCATTACTAAATCAAGCGGTTGTCCTTGTAAAATACCTGCTAGTAGAGGCATACTAAATGTTATTCTTTTATCGCATAAATAACCTTGCTGAAGACCCTTAGATGTCGCACCAAAAACCATATCAGTTCCTGCTGAAATGTAATTAGTAAATGAATGCTGTAGAGGCATAAGAGTAGCACATAATCTATTATAATTCTTAATCATTTCGTAAGACTGTCCGTTTTGACTTTCTATACTTAATAACTCAATAGCAGAAGATACACCAGTTCTACTATCAATATTAATTCTATCAGTTTCAGCACGATTACTAGGTTGGTCGCCACCAGAGTTAAAAACTTTAAATGTTCCGTTTATTCTTAAAGACTTTCCCATAAGAAACTTAGGCATTACTGGTATATCAAATTCTATTTGTGGAGACCCATTATGAAATGAAAATTTTCCGTCCCCAGCGTTAGTTGGTTTTAAAATAACACATTCTCTTTTATTCATTTTATATAATATAAATTTATATTATTTAAAATTAGAAAGTAATTAATTTTTTTTAATGAAGATTTTTCGTAAGGGTTTTTCTAAAAAACCCTAAAGTATTACTTTAACACCCATCGCAGAAATATTAATTCGTCTTAACACACAGATGTAATTTAAGAATAGTTTATTTATAGCAGCAGTAGAAGCATACTCACACCTTAATTCTAAATCACCGCCATCCCTTAAATTATAAACACCGCCATAACGACCTAAAGCACGAGAAATCATAAAATTACTAGGTAGTTCTTGTAAATTTCTAACAGCAACACCACAACTCATTAATGATTTTTGATTTTCCCACAAAGCAACTTGGTCGTAAAATCCTTTAACAAGATTTGATACAACAACTTTTTTACTAGGTTGAGATTGTCCGTTAAGATAATAATTATAACTTTCCATTCCGTCAATTACAGTTTCTAAACTATCTCGTCCCACATTAGCAGAAGTATTATTAATCGGTAGAGATAATATTGATAAGGCACGAGTGTTAAACGACGGTATATTCTGTTGAGAAATAGTTTCACTTGACGCAACATTTTTTCTATATAAATTATAAGTATATATATCCATATTAACACCCGCTTCACTTTGAGATTGTCTTACTAAGTCTGCTACATAACCTGCTGGAGGGGATACTTGTTTAAGCACTAATTCTATATTACTGAATGTTAAAGTAGGTTTGTATGCTACAATATTATCGTGTTCTATTCTAATTTTTGCTTTTCCTACTGGGATTACAACACCAGTATTATTAGTCCAAGTAAGAGTAGTATTACCTGCGTTGTGTGCTATACTTACTAAAAGTCCTAAATCAACAACATCTTTCGCCGCTACATTATCATTAACAAGTTCTAAATGCTGACCTACAACAAAGGGGCATTTATCAACAGTTCCAGCAATATCACAAACAGCAGTTCCAGCGGCAGTAGCAGTATGATTTAAAATTTCGTGTCCTGATGTTCCACTAGGGATAATTTGGACGCATTTTTTAGCATCATTTAAATCAATTTCTACTTTAAGACCCTGAGTTAAAACAACTGGAAACATTTTATCGCCTCCTAAAATACCGCTATTTAAAGGCATCGCTACTTGGACTTTATTATTATTTCCAGTTGCGGTTGTAATTGTTGCTGTTGGTTCGTATGTATCAAAGAAATAGGCATTTTGTAATTCACCGCTTTCTAATGCTTCTGTAAGTTCTCGTTTGTGGGTTATACTTTCATTTCTAGAATAATGATGAGTTTTAGATGTTAATTCTGCGTAATTTTCTATATTTTCTAATTGTGTTCGGTTTGCTCCGTCATAAATTCTTAAGTTATTTATTACAGATTGGACACCGCATTTTCTATTTAAAGTCATTCTCCCTTCTTCACTATTAATCTGGACATCCATTTTTAAATAAGACTGACGAGGGTCAATAAAACCCATAAAACTAGGGACATCAAACCTTATAGTATCACCGTCGTTATAATCTTGTTGATGGTCGCTAGGGACAATAGAACTCTTACTACTTACCTGTGCTGATTTATTATTGGAGAACATTATTTTATAATATAGAATAATATTTTTATTTAAAAATTAAACATCTAAACTTTATAAGATTTTTTTCTTTTTGGTTTTCTTTTTTTTTTATCTTTACTTCCTTTAGGTCTTCCTATTTTTTTACCAGTTAAAGTTCGTTTTTCCTTCTTTTGTTTTTTCGTTCTAGATAATTTTGGCATCATTTTTATTCTATTTACCATCGCTCTTGCTTGGGGTAATTTTTTATAGGTTTTCATTCCAGCATCACTTCTAGTTTTTCGTCTGCTTCTATCTTTTTTACCCTTTGGTCTTCCTACTTTCTTTTTTACAGTTATTTTCTTTCTTGATTTAGTAGAACTAATTCTTGAGGCGTTAAATTTACCTCGCATTCCTTTACTTTTAGGACATACGATTTGACCTGACTTTTTAACTGTAAAGCATTTTACCATTATATAATATTATTGTATTTAATTTTATATAATAATTTTAAAATAATTTTAATCAAAGGTTAATGTATAAAGACCGTCTTCGTCAAGTGTAATAGGTGTAGGAGGGGGATTATACTTAATATGATTAGATTTTTTAAATTTAACTAATTTTTTTTCTTTCTTTTTTTTATATTGTTGTGGATTTGCTTTTATGTATTTCATACCCGTCCATTCTACTTCTTCATTCTCAAAAAATCCTACATCTATAAATGGTGCTTTATTAATTTTCTTAAATTGTATTCTTTTTTTATTTATTTTTAATTTTCTATAAGAAATATATATTCCATTTTTTAATGATGTAATTGGTTCTTCACTCCAAGATTTTACTAATTCTTCAGTTTCTTTTTTAGTTGTTATAGTTCGTCTTTTTATTTTTATTCCTGCTGCTATTTGTGCTGCTACTTTCGCCTCGTATTGTTGCTTAGAATTTTTTCTTGCTTTTTCTCCACCTATATCTTTTTCTTTTGCTTTATTATTACCTCTTTTTATTGCTGCTTTACCTTTTTTAGTTTTTCTATAAATTTGTTGTGCTAGTGCTTGTTTTGCTTTTTTTTCTTTTAGATGTTTTTGATAGTCAGCGTAAGTAATAACTTCGTCGTCAGTATTCATTTCTATACTATTAGATGAGATTTTTTCTTTATGAATTTTCCGCATTATATATATATATGAATATATCTTTAAATAAAAACAAATGAAAAAATCCATAAGAATAAACAAAACACTTAAAGAAATTTTAGCAATCATCATCACTGTCGCTCAAAAACATTGGTTCTAATTCTGTAATATCTTCTAGACAAGAACAAGATATATAGGCATACGATTTTGTTTCATCTTTATTTCTATCCCATCTTCCGCCTGTTGCTATTTTATATTTAAATTTAGTTTTGTCTTTTGAGTATTTTACAATACTAATAACATCATCAAAGTTAAATACAAAATAAGCATTTTCTACATTTTTTCTTTTTAGTAATTTTTTTGCTTTTAGTATTTTACTTGTAGGCACTATTGTTGATGGATATTGATTTTTATTATTTCTTCTAGATTTTACCTCAAACCAATTTTTTCCGTCTTTACTCATAAAGTCAAATGAATTAAATCTTCCTAATTTATTTATTTTATATCCAAACCATTCATTTAAAATCGCTAGTGTTTCTATTTCTCCTTTTTCTCCGTAATCTAAATCTTTTTGTTGTTTTGATAAATAGGACATTTTATTTTTTTTATTTTTCCAAACTTTTTTAGGTAATGTTATTATTTCGTCTTTTGTGTGATTATTCGCATTTTTCATTTCTATACAATATACTGAGAAAATTCCTTTATGAATATTACGCATCTTATTATAAATGAATATATTTAAGAAAACCCTATTTAAACATTACAACTACTTCTGTATCATTTTCTAAATTTTTAATTACTTTATTAGCGTTATCTGTAATACGAATATCTAACTCACTCATTATTAACTCTTCAGCATTATTAATATTAATCCAATTTAGATTTGATGCCGTCCAATTTCCTTGATTTCCTGTATATCTTTGACGAGGTATAACAGCAATAGTTCTAATTACTGATGATGTAATTCCGTTATAAGATTGTATAGGTAAATTACTTACTTGTATATGTAAAGATGGTTGAGCGGATGTATAAGGTTTATCTATTATTCCTGTTTTAAAATTTGTATTATTATACGAATAATCTCCTGTTGCTACTAATACTGATGATGATATTGATGGAGCGAAACCTAAAACATTTCCAAAATTAGGTTGTTCTAAATTATTACCGTAGTCAGCATCACCTTCATCAGTTTGAGAGGATACAGACAAAAAAAATGTTAGTTTTCTTTCAGGTCTTCCACCTGTTGTAGTTCCGTCAGTATTAATTATATTTAAAATATTAGTGTTATAACTGTAATTATAGGGTATTTCAGGTTTCCAAGTTGCTGGATTAAATTGTCTTGATATACTTGTTAAAACTCCACTAGATAAATTTTTATCTGTAGCACACATTTTTATAGCGATTGTGCTATCATTTTGTTTAATACCTCCACCAACTCTTAACGGATAAAATTTTGTTCCAAATTTCATCCAACTTTTCCAAGTAGCGGCAGTAGAAACAAAAGTATCATTAGGGGCGGCGGTTGTAATAAAATAGAAAGCATTATTATTATCAAATGTATTAGCAGTTCCTTCTTCTTGACCTAACCAAATTCTTATATAATATACATTTTCATCGGGGTCTAACTCAATTATAGGTGTTCCAAAACCAGGGTCAGTCCCTACTGCTTCATCTTGAGTTTTAATTGTTCTATAACTATTTCCATCTCCGTATTCTCCGTTATAAGCACTTTCTAAATGTTCTATTGCTACAGCATCACCACCATCATCTTGTCCAATAGCAAATCCAAAAAGTGGTCTTATTGCTCCAATATAATTAGGTTTATCTAATTTTTCTTGAGTGAAAAATTGTGTATCAATATTATTCTCAAAATCAGTAGAAGAAAATATACCATATACACCTAAAGGACAATCAGTATTATCCGCCCACGTATCCCCTTCTTCTTTTCTTAAAATAAAAGTAGCGTGTTGATTTTCCATTAAACTATTTTCTGTATAAAAAATTCCATCGTATTTATCATCATCACCGTGTGTATCACTTTTCGTTATAGTTGTTCCATCAGCACTACTAGCAAATGATACAGTAGCGTTTCCGTCTAATTTTCCATACCAATCTAGTGCTTTACAAGTAGGATTACTTGCTGTTTGTAAAGGTGTAAAACCTACTGTAAAATTTAGTCCTTTTGTAGCATCGGCAGGGACATCTGTATCTGTAAAATTTAAAGAAAAACCACCACTTGCTTGACTACCTCTAAGATAAGAAACATTTGTAGTTGTTAAAACATTTGTATTTATTATAGATACTAAACCAGCAACTGAATAAACACCGTGTGGAATTTTATAGTCAAAACCTTCATTATAATAACTATTTTCTCCAACTTGTATATTAAATGTATCATTACTTTCATCAATTACTAATTCTTTATTATAATTCATAACAGCAGAAACACACGCAACTTGACTATTAGGTTTAAGTTTTATACCCTTGTAGAAAAAATTTCTAAAATCGGCATTATCTACTTGGTCGGCACTACTTAGTGAAATTATACTCATTTATATATAATAGAATTATATTTTTTTTTTCTCAATTAATAATATGGGTCATAAACGAATTAAAAGATGTAAGGATATTTCTAAAGTTAAAAAAAAATTAAAATCTAGAGAGCAAGGACGAGTAGAACCTATTTGTTGTAGAGGTTGTTATCATCATTCAGTCCAGCAAGATAAGAAACATCTAAAATTTGAGGAACAATACTCTAAAAAACATTACCATAACGATATATTTAGTAAGTAAAAAGTCTTTATGAATATCTAAGAGAATAACTATAAATGTAAATAATTTATAGAAATTCTTATTTTCTTTGTCTATATATATGGATAAAAAAACAGAAGGTTTATTCCCAACAGTTGATAAGGATATTTTACAAAAAATGGACGAAGATGTTGCTAGTTTAGAAGTAAATATTGCTGACTTACCTAAAAAGAAAAAAATTCTTAAACATTCTAATGTATTTGTAGATGATAAACCAGAAGAAGAGAAAATTGTAGAGGAGCGAGAAGAGCGAGAAGAAGAGGTGGTTAAAAACGAACCACCAGCACCTAAAAAGAAAACTTATCCGCATCTAGCAAAAGGAAGAGCAAAAGCAAAAGCAAATAGAGAAGCGAAGAAACAAGCAAAACTAGCAGCAAAATTAGGAAAAAAAGCAGAAACTAGAGAACGAAGATTAGACAAACAAAGAATATCATCTAAAGAAAGATACTGGAAAAAAAAAGAAGAAGAAGATAATGTAGTAAGTAAAGAAGTCTTTATGAATATTACTAAAGAACCTACACACGCCGACGGTTTAACTTATAGTCAATTTAGAAAATACCAATCTCAATACGAAACAGAAAAAAACGCAGAAAGAATTGTTATAGAAAAAAGAAAATTAGAAGAAGAAAACAAAAGACTGAAAAAACAAATTTCTACAAATAATTCGTTTAATAGAAACCCCGATTATCCAGATTATTTTAATACGGGTAATAGATTTTATTAATATCTGTTATTATAATAAATGAAATCAAAACGAAATAAAAAAACAAAAGGGTCTATGGGAAATATGAGTGTAATGCCTATTAAACCATTTTTTTTAGATGATGAAATAGAATATAATGATATACTACCATCTATAAAAAGAAACAGAGGAAGTCTTATATCAATAATTGGTTCTACCGCTAGTGGAAAAACAACTCTAATAAATAATTTGTTGTTAAATAAGAATATGTGGGGCGGAGATAATTGTAAGGGTGCTTTTGACGAAGTTTATATTTTTTCACCCAGTATTCATTTAGATGATAGTTGTAGATTTTTAAGAGAACATTTTATTACATTTGATATGTATAGCGATGAGAAACTACAGGAAATTCTTGACGAACAAATGACTTATGATAAAAAGAAAATGCCTAAAGTAATGATAGTAATTGATGATAGTGTAGGAATGATACACAGTAATTCTACATTAAATCATTTTTTAAGCAGATACCGTCATTGGAATACAAGTGTTATTTTAAGCACTCAAGCATTTAGGGCGTTAGCACCTATCGCAAGAACAAATACTACTCACAGTATGATATTCGCAGTCCCTAATGAAAATGAATTTAATAAATTAGAAGAAGAATTTGGAGGAATTTATGGTGGTCAGTTTAGAAAATTATATGATGAAGCAACTAATGAAAAATTCCATTTTTTATATTTAAAGTTAAGAGAATTACCAGCAGAAGCATACAAAAATTTTACTAGAAAATTAGAATATACACCTACTCAAAAATTAAACGGTAATAAAGAAAAAAATGTTGATATATAAATATGGTATGCGGTTTAGAAATTATTATCCCTATCTTAGGTGCTATAACCGCAATAGCAACTTTAGGAACTGCTTTAAGCGAAGGACTACCTTTTATTAAAAAATGGAGTGGAAATGGAATTATACATTCTATTTATCATCTTATTAGAAAACCAGACGAATGTGTTATTTTAAGAAAAAATTAAAATGTTTATTTATATTATATGAATTGGGTTTGGAAATTACTCGGTTATACTGACGAAGATAAAAAATACGCAAAAGCAATTATTGGAAAATATCAGTTAGAAAAAGCAAAAGAATTTTACGCTAAAAAAGATGCTACTAGAGATGAAGCACATAAAATAGCAAAAGAAATAATGAATATGACTGCTGAAGATGTCCCTGAAAAATCACAAAAGCAGAAAGAACAAATTAGAAGTTATAAAACTGCCTTAAGAAGTAGTAAAAAAAACGCCCCTGTTAATTTATAATTATATATAAATGGGATATACATCAAGATTTTTTAGAATTGTAAAAAGTAGAAGAGTTAAAAGAAGTGCTAGAATTGTTTATAAAGGATATACTATTTGGAGAACAATAAGAAACCCTTGGAGATTATTAGATTACGGATTTAGATTATTGATTTAAAAAAGTTTATTCTATTATTTTTTTATATAATTATTATATATAAATAAATGAGTTTGCCTGATATTTTAGATATACAACCACTCAACCACCCTTACGATATGACTGTAGAAACTGATATTCTTTACCCTATTCATTTTTCACAAACTCAAGCAAAATTCGTTTTTGATAACAAAGGAGTTTTAGATAGAAATTCACGATTATCAATCCAGTTATTAAGTAATAGAACTGGGGAAGAAACACACAGCGACGACGCACGAACTACTGATTTACCAGCATTTATGGGAGGTAATACTGGAGCATCATTTACTTTAGGCGGAGCATTAACTGGTCCTAATACATCAGGAAGCACAACTACTTTACAACTTAACGCAGGTGATTGGACAACAGCAACAAATGTAGCGATGCCTGCTGTAGGTGATTTTATTTCTACTACTGGCGGAACAGGGACAGGTCAAAATTTAGTAATTACTGCTGTTGATGGTGCTACAAGAACTTTAACTTTTGCTACTGCTACTGCTCTAGCGGCGGATACCGATTTTACACTTTATTCATCAACCGTAGTCCAGTGTAATGCTAGTCTTCCTGATACAACCGAAACAGATATAGAACACCTTAAATTATTAACACTAACAATTGATAACGCCGCTGGGACAGCGATGACTTTTAAAATTACTGACGTAGATGCTACAAATCATCGTGTTATAATTTCACCACCTTTAACTGCTAGGACAATAAATAATAATACTGCTTTTACTAATGCTATATTATATTCAGGAGTTCGTCTTGATGCTGGTGCGAGTAATGGGACAGGTGATAATGTAGATTATTACGCAGGTTGGAAACTTACTACTGATAAAGGCGGAAATAATGAAAAATCAAATATGGTAAAATCATACGGAACTGTATTAGGACAAACTCAAATTTGTTTATTAGGTAAGGATATGGCGGTTGCTGATTGGACTGCTGTTAATGGAAATGAATTTATTGTAGAATTAGGTGCTGAAGACAACCCAGCGTTTTTACCTATTGCTACTGGTATTTCGTCATTAATTCGTCGTGCTTATTTAGAAATTGGTGGTCGTCGTGTATCTACATTAGAAGAATTAGGTCATTATAATACTTTTAAAAAATTATCACAATCTGTAGAATATCGCACTAATGTTATGTCGGCACAAGAAGGAGGTCATAATCAATTTTTCGGTTCGTCAAATGTAGCAGATACAGAAAAAGGTTTAATCGGTTTAGTAAGTGATACAGTCCCAAAATTCCAAAAATTAGGTTCTACATCAACAACCTCAGCACAATTTTCTCTCGCTCTAGCAGATATTATACCGATGCTTAGAGGATTACAATTACCGTTATTTTTAATTAACCAAGAAGTTTCATTACATTTAGAATTCCAACCTGATGTTTCAGCAAAAAGATGTATTCAGCAAAATCACGGACTAGAATATTCAGGGACAACTATTAATCAATCTAATTTTTTCATCTGTGCTGACTATTTATATTATCCTACTCAAATGGAACAGATGAGGCAAGAAATTTATGGAGCAGGTGGTTTTAATTTACCTTATGAAGATATATTTACTATACAATCTCAAATACCTAAAGTAGCAGCACCAGTAATAGCATCTCCTAATGATTGGAATAGAGAAGAAGTAAATAGGGATTTAGCATTAGGCGGTAAAAAAGTTAGAGCAATTATTTTACAGAAAGAAGGAACTGCTAATAATTTAATGGGTGTTTATCATTCTACTTCTTTTCAGCGAGGTGAGCGATACAATTGGAATATTGATAGTGTCCCTTTTTACTCAATTGATATTACTAACGAAGGTCTTAAATATAATGAATGTAGTAAGGTTTTTGGAACACCATTACAAATCCCTCAATCTGTTTATACACTAGCAGATGCTGTTGATGAAGACCAAGATTTAGATTTTGATACTGATTGTTTTATTACTGATAAAGAATTAGAAGGAACTGAAACAGGACAGACAGCGTTAGAACAAAATAAAATGAGTGGTCAGCAGAATTGGGTCGGTTTAGAAATAGGTAATAAAGACGGTGAAGGTAGAGTTTTAAGTAATATGCCTTTAGAATATCGTGCTGTTATTGAGCGTAAATTAGATAATGAAGAATATGATATAAATTTTACTTATCGTTTCTTTGTCCTAACTCAAAAATTACTCAACATTAAAAATGGTTTTGTATCAAGTATGGGTTAGGGGTCTTGCCCCCTTACGACGATTAGTGTTTTTAGAAAAATAAATTTCTTCTTATAATATAAATGACTTCTATATTATTAGAATGTAATAAAAAAGATGCTGATGTTTCTTCTTCTAAAAGCAGATGGACTAACAAAATACCATTAGGAATTGCCGTTGATATAGGTGATGTTGTAAGTATAGAACAAGTAGCAATTAATTCTGTTGGTGTAGGTGCTGATGTTTTAGAAATACCAGAAAAAGAAACTAAACAAAATATTACTTCTAATTCATTTACATTTGAGTATTCTAAATATATTACTTGTGCTGGAGATACTTGTGTGTTATTACCTTTTAGAGGTTTTACTTTTATTGCTGATAGTGTCCCCCCAGGCGGTGCTGGTGCTCAACCACAACCAATAAGAAATGCTTTTATGCCTAAAACAACTGATAATTTAGCAAGTGGTTTTCCAGCAAGTGATTTTTTACCAAATGTAAAAACTGGAAGTATTTGGAATAATAATGGAGATAAACTTTATTTATTAGAACCTACAGGTGTAATAGACGATTATACAAAAGCACAAACAGTAGTTTATCCTACTGAATATGGAGTAGAACTTAAATTAAGAAAACAAAAAACAACCTTTACAATACCTACTGGATACGATAGTCCAGCAAATATTTCTCAATTAATTACAAATAGATTTCACGAAGGTAGTTTAGATAATAATAATATATATAAACCAGTATCTTATCAAGTTGGAGCAGAGGTCGCAGAAAGAAACGCACCACATTTTAACGGTGATTTTTTAGAAACAATAATAGCAAATCAAGTTTGTTCTTACGGTCCTACTCAACCAGAAGCAAATTTTGTAGCACAATCAGTCCCTATTTATAATCAATTATTCGTAGCACAACCTAAAAGGTGGATAGGAGGAGCAAATCTACTTTCATTAACAGATGAGAATTATTTTGGAACAATTCCCTCAAATGATACACCCAACACACCATTAAATATTCTACAACCTGTCTATTGGGGAACGACGAACTATTTAAGTGGTGCGTTTTCTGTTGCTGTAGATAATGAAATGTTTTTAACTAATATAGAACCTATATCAAACGAATTTGATTTAGACGACGATACAACATTATTAAAAATTGCTAAGTTTTTTAGTGAAGCGAAATTATATGTTGGTGATTATACTGATATAGATAATATGAATAATGATTTAAAAAATTGGGTTGTTAAAATTGATTTTGGAAGATTAAGACAAGCAGAAACAGAAGGCACATCAGGTCAGGGGTCATTTGGAAAATATACTGTTAGTAGAGAAGACCTTGGATTTAATAATCCTGCTTGGGGTGGTGGAGGTAATCCTGGGGTTAATGATTTATGTTTTTTATATGAAGAATTTAATGACCCCTATTATCACGATTTTTTTAGAATAAGTCCAAATTTTGAGTATTTTACAGACCCCCCTATTAAATCACCAGCAAATTATTATGACGGATTAAATAATGAAGTATTTTTAAATGCTCTAGACGATAATGCTGGATATAGAATTTTACAAGAATATACTTATAATTTTGAGGGAAGAAATGAAACTATTAAATTTGAGGATATACAAAAAAAATATAATTTACCAATTGTTTTTTATAATAGCGACGCTGAACCTATTCCAAAAATGGCGTTTATTCTTAAAAAAACAAATTCACCTGATGGATATAAACCTCCTTGGAAGTCAAATGTCCAGAAAGGTTGTTATATTGGATTTGACCCTTCTTTTTCTCGTAATAAATGTGGAATAGCAATAAACGGACAACAAGCAAATAATGATAGCACTACTTCATTAGGTTCTTATATTAATACTTTACAACTTGGTGCTGCTAATGCTTCATTAGAATTTGACGGTTCATTAAATAGATTTGCTTTTAAAAATTTACATTATCCACAGTTTATAGGAAATGAACCAGATAGCGGAAAACCAGCGAGTGGTGATACTCCTGGAATACCTCCTGTTGCTGACGCAGGACAAGAAGTAATTATTGTTAATAAACATTTTACATTTGGTGAAAATCCAGATAAATGGGACACTGACCAAGGAGGAACAATTACCCCTATTACAGACGCACAAAGTGGAGTTTCTATTGAGGATATATACTTTACAAATGTAAATGGTAATTTAGAACTTGCTACTGCTTTAAATTGGAAAGATACATTATTAGACCGTATGGGATTTGCTTATGAAACATTTAATTATTATGGATACGGTTATAATAGATACGACCCAGTTTATCAAGGAAAAAATAGAAGATATACTGTAAGTCCAATAACTACAAATGCTATATTAGATACATCTTTTAATATCGGTTTATCCGTTAATAATTATAATTTACCTACTTATAAAATGGGATACGCTGGAAAAAGACAGACAAATGTTATTGCTCTAAGTAATGGTATTGTTGCCGAAAGACTGCCGAGAAAATTAGCGTATCCAGTATTATTAGTTTTGAGTAATATCATTAGCGGAATAAAATATATTGGGAGTGGAGGTTATAAAAATAATTGTTTGGGTGTTGTAAATCGTTCCTATATAGAAAGTGATTTTGTATATAGTCAAGGTTTTGATGTAAAAATTACAGCAACTGCCCCTTTTGTTATTACTGAAATAACAACAGAGATATTAAATAGTGATTATTCACCTGCTAACATTAATGATGAGACAATGGTTATTTATCGTGTTGATAAACCCCCTATACCAAACTTTCAGCAACTACAAAACTCTTTACAACGGCGTCGCTAAATGCGTATCTATTTATTCCCATTCCTGTGTGTGTATCTAGAAAATTTATATCTTTAAATCTATCTTTTAGTTCATTAAAATCTTTTACACTGTATTTTCCTTGTGCTAGTGTAATTTGTTCGTGTTTTTTTAATATACTTCCAGCATAATATCTATTATTATGTTTTGATAAAACTATAGTCCATATCATACTAAATCTTTTTCCGTCGTCGTCGTCTGTATATGGTTCTAAATTTAAATTTCTTCTATTTCCGTTTTCTTCTACTACTTCGTCTTTTATCATAATACTTTTTAGACAATTTCGCTGATTTACTGTAGTTTCAGCAAACCATTTTTCTAATTTCATTCTTAGTGTTGTTATATCAAAAATAAATCTCATTGGTAAAGTCTTTCTATATCTAAATCTCCTCTGTATTTTCATTATATTTGGTATAAAAAATTCGTGCTGTAAAACTTTTACTAAATCTTTTTTATTTTGTTTTTTTACTGACTTAAAATCTGTATATTTTTCTACAAATTTTTTTAATTCTTCTCTTTTATAGTAATAATTTGTTGTTCCTATATCTTCTATTGTATATTCTTTTTGTATATATAAATAATTATCTAATATAACTTTTTCTTTTCGTTGTTTTTTCATTATTTTATTTAACTCTTTAATTTCCATAAATCTTTCTAACATTTTATTTCTCTCGTCGTTCCAATCATCGGCACACATATGCTTTATATTATTCATTTCCACACTATCAGTTAGGTCTGTATAATAACATCTACATTTTAATTTATTGTATTGTTTTTTCCAATACATTCTATTGTTCTGTTCTTTTCTCCATTTACTAGTAAATTCTGCTACTTTTTTTTCTTCTTCTGTTATTTCTATTTCCATATCATTTATAATATCTGTTAGTTCTTTTTCTCTTTCTTCACTAATATTATTTTCTTTTAAATATTCTATTTCTCTGCCTCTGTTCCTTATTTCTTCATCCATCTCCTCAAATTTTTCTTTTGACATCCTTGCGAATTCTATATATTCGTATTCTGTAGTTTTAGTATTTTGTAATTCTTCTAGTTGTTCTTTCATCGTCGCTAATTCTATAATCAATTCATCTGCTGTTTTGTTGCTCATTTTTATATAATATACGGAGAAAAATTATTTATGAATAAACCGTAAGTTATTATAAATGAATATATTAAGGTAATGGATGATAAAAAAAAAATTATTATACTAGTATTATACTACATTTATTGGTGCTGATGCTCTACCCACAATCTACTACTTTTAATACCCTCATCCCAACTAAATTCTATTAATTTTTTAATATACAACCTACCCTCATCCTTATTCATATTAAATAATCTAGTAGATGTTTTATTAAAATCCGTAATAATTTCTAGATTAAATGAATATACTAACTCCCAGTATCTGTTAGTAAATCCCCATTCAGTCATCCCAGTTTCAGTAATCCATCTACTTGTATTTTCATCTCTAGTAAAATAATCTACTAGTTTTTTGTTTATATTATAGTTATTTTTATAAAAATTCTTATAGTCTTTTGGATTTTTAAACAAACTACTTTGACTAATTTCTAACCAACTATCAGTAATTTTTCTATCCATTACATAATCATTTTGGTCTTGGTCGTGTATAGCACCTCTACAAATCCCACATCTACCGCCTGAATGCTGAATAGCATTTTTTCTACCACTATTTTGGTCTTTAATATAACAACTAACACAACCAGATATATGACCGTTAGCACAAATAACACCGTGCCCGTTAGTAAATTTATCCATACAAATAACACACTCAAATGTCTTTCTATTTCTTGACCTATTTTTCTTTTTCATTGTAGCAGATAGATGCTCATCATCAGTGTCATCATAAACGGGCGGGGTGTCTAGCGGCGTGTAAGACGGGGTGTCTAGCGGGGTGTTTTGAGATTTGGATGAGACGCTCATTTTCCTTTTTGAGGTGCTGAGGTGCTGAATTTCTTGATTTGATATGCTCATAAACACTCAAAATTTTATAAAATCAAATTTTTTTGCGAGGGTTAGGGAA